CCCAATGATGGACTGCTGGCACCGATGTCCAGCAGTGCTGGCGGCGGTGGCATGGACACGGTGCGGGTGGATGCGAGTGAAGTCATCCACCTGTTTCGCCCCTTGCGTCCCGGCCAGATCCGGGGCGAGCCGTGGTTGACCAGGGCGCTCGTGAAGCTCAACGAGCTGGACCAGTACGACGACGCCGAGCTGGTCCGCAAGAAAACCGCCGCCATGTTCGCTGGCTTCATCACCCGCATGGCGCCCGAAGACAACCTGATGGGTGAGTCGGCGGCCGATGGCAACGGGGTGGCGCTCGCGGGCATGGAGCCAGGCACGCTGCAGATCCTGGAGCCAGGCGAGGACATCAAGTTCTCAGCCCCTGCTGATGTTGGATCGTCTTACGCCGAATTCATGCGCCAGCAGTTCCGTGCGGTAGCCGCTGCCATGGGCATCACTTACGAGATGCTCACGGGTGACCTGACGCAGGTGAACTACTCCTCCATCCGGGCGGGCCTTCTGGAGTTCAGACGTCGGTGCGAGGCCTTGCAGCACGGCGTGATCGTGCACCAGCTGTGTCGACCCATCTGGCGTGCCTGGATGGATCAGGCGGTACTCGAAGGCGCCATTGACTTGCCCGGCTACCGCAAAGACCGCCGCGCCTACCAAGCCGCCAAGTGGATTCCACAGGGTTGGAGCTGGGTCGATCCGCAGAAGGAATTCAACGCCATGAAGCTGGCGATCCGCGCGGGCCTCATGAGCCGGTCGGAAGCCATATCCGGCAATGGCTACGACGCCGAAGACGTGGACCGCGAGATCGCTGCGGACAACGCCCGGGCCGATGAGCTGGGTTTGGTCTTTGACTCTGATGCCCGGCATGACCAGGCGCCGGCTGCAGTGTCGACAGAGCCAAGTGACCCACAGACTGACGAATCACAGACTGCTGAGTCTGGCGGTGTGTCTCCCAACAACCAGGACCACCAACCATGACTTACCTTGCCTCCCGCCTGTTCGGGACGCCCTTGCTGATTCACCGACCCAAGCTGGACGTGATCCTCTCCGTGGTCGGCCAGCGCATCGGCATGGCCGATGTTCCTGCCATGCCTTCCATGGACATGGCCGTCTACCAACGGCCACCCGCAGCTACTGCTCCCGATGGCATTGCGGTGATCCCGATCCATGGATCTCTGGTCAAGCGCTCGCTGGGTATGGAGGCCGCTTCGGGTTTGACGTCCTATGGCGAGATCAGTGCCATGCTGGATGCAGCACTGGTCGACCCGCAGGTCAGCGGCATCTTGCTCGACATCGACTCACCCGGTGGCGAAGCCTCGGGCAGCTTCGAGTTGGCGCGCCGCGTGCGCGAGGTGGCTGCCATCAAACCCGTCTGGGCGGTGGCCAACGACGCCGCGTATTCGGCGGCCTATGCGATTGCCGCCAGTGCCCAGCGCCTGTTCGTGACCGAGACAGGTGGGGTCGGATCCATCGGCGTCATCGCCCTGCATGTTGATCAGTCGGTCAAGGATGCGAAGGACGGCTACCGGTTCACCGCCATCACGGCAGGTGCTCACAAGAACGACTTCTCGCCACACGAGCCCTTGTCGGATGCCGCCAAGACCGAACTGCAAGGGGAGGTCGATCGGCTCTACGCCATCTTCACTGATCACGTGGCCGCCATGCGCGGCCTGGATCTTGAGGCCGTACGCGCCACCGAAGCGGGTCTGTACTTCGGCGCGAATGCAGTCAGTCAGGGACTTGCCGATGGCATCCAGACGCTGGACGCCACCTTGAGCGAATTCCACTCGTTTCTCAACGCTAAAAACAACGCCCGTAACCATTCGCCGTCTCAGGTGCGGGGCGTCATCCGTGCTGAGGCGGCGTTTCCCCACAAGGAGTTATCCATGTCTGAACTGCAAGACTACCCCGACAAAAATCTCTCTGAAACCATCGGCGTTGATGAGGCTGCGGCCCTGGTTGCTGAGGCCCGCCGAGAGGTGACTCAGGCTGCCCAGGCGATTGCCGAGGTTTGCCTGCTGGCCGGCTGCCCCGACCGCGCGGCAGAGTTCATCGCGGCTGGCAAGACCGAGGCCGATGTACGGCGCGTACTGATCGACGCCCGTGCGGCACGTTCCGAGGCCGATGACATCCGCTCGACCATCACCGTGGATGCTGGCACGCAAAACATCGACCGCCCGGAGGCCTCACCCATCGTGGCTGCTGTCAAAAAACTCACGGCCCAGGCCTGACGCACCCGACCCAGAAAGGACTGAACCATGACCCCCATCACCGAACAAAACAACCTTGGCGACCTCTTGAAGTACGAAGCCCCCAACCGCTATTCGCGTGACGTCGCCACCATCGCCGCTGGCCAGAACCTGCCCTTGGGCACGGTGCTCGGACGCAATGCCAGCGATGGCAAGCACTACGCCATCGACCCCGCTGCCACCGACGGTACCGAGTCCGCCATCGGCGTGCTCGCCAACGCGATCGATGCCACCAATGCCGACCGCAGCGCCGCCATCCTGATCGCCCGCCACGCCATCGTGGCCAAGACAGCGCTGGTCTGGCCGATCGCGCTCACCGGCGCGCAGCGCACGGCTTACGAGCAGCAACTGGCCGAGCGCGGTGTGCTGGTGCGTGAATCCGCATAAATCCCTTCCGTCCCTCATCCCTCCGAACCCGCCTGGCCATCTGGCTTGCGCGGGTTTCGTCATTCTTGGAGCCCCGAATGAACAACCCGTTTCTGAATCCTGGTTTCTCGATGGCCAGCTTGACTGCTGCCATCAACCTCATCCCCAACCGCTACGGCCGCCTGGAAGCCCTGAACCTGTTTCCAGCCAAACCCGTGCGCACCCGCCAGATCATCGTGGAGGAGTACGCCGGTCGCCTGAACCTGCTGCCCACCAAGCCGCCTGGCTCGCCCGGCACCGTGGGTGAGCGTGGCAAGCGCAAGCTGCGCTCCTTCGTCATTCCGCACATCCCGCACGACGATGTGGTGCTGCCCGAAGAAGTCCAGGGCATCCGCGCTTTCGGCTCGGAAACCGAGATGGAAGCCATCTCCGGTGTGCTCGCTCGTCACCTGGAGACCATGCGCAACAAGCACGCCATCACGCTGGAGCACCTGCGCATGGGTGCGCTCAAGGGAAAAATCCTGGACGCCGATGGTTCCGAGCTGGTTGATCTCTTCGATGCCTTTGATCTCGATCAGACAGTAGTCCCCTTCAAGTTCTCGGTGGCGGCTGACGAAGCCCATCTGAAAAACGCCTGCTACGACCTGCTTTCCAAAATGGAAGACGCCTTGCAAGGCGAAATGATGACCGGCGTTCATGTTCTGTGCTCCCCAAGTTTCTTCCGAGCGCTGACCACCCACAAGGAAACCAAAACCGCCTACACCAACTGGTTGCAAGGTTCGATGTTGATCAGCGACGTGCGTGCGGGATTCAACTACACCGGTGTGACATTTGAGGAGTATCGCGGCAAGGCCAGCTACCTCAATGCCAACGGCACCATGGCCACGCGTGACTTCATTGCCGACGGCGAAGCCCATGCCTTCCCGCTGGGCACGGTCGATACCTTCGGCACTTACTTCGCGCCGGCCGACTTCAACGAGACGGTCAACACGCTGGGCCAGTCGCTGTACGCCAAGCAGGCTCCACGCCAGTTCGACCGTGGCACTGACCTGCACACGCAGAGCAATCCGCTGCCCATGTGCCACCGCCCGGGTGTGCTGGTGAAACTCACCTCGGTTTAAGCAGGGCATGCAGCACGCCTTTGAGCGGGCGGTCTCGCGCTTGTTCGCTCGGCTGGCGGTGCCCGGCACCTACCGGCTGGCCGATGGTCGCGAGATCGCCACGCGGTTCATCGCCAAACAGGCCGATGTCGTCGAGTCCTTTGGTGACACCCGGTTGGCACTGGCCACCCACCGTTTCGATGTGATGGTCCGCGACGTGGCCTCACCCCGCGAGGGCGAACGCTTCACTGTTGCTGGCCAGACTTACCAGGTGGTGGGTGAGCCCTTGGCGGATCGGGACCG